CAGCCCAAAGCAGGGGTAATTTTAACAATTTTTTGAAGTCCATGCCAAATACAACGGCTATGACCCCGATTCCTCCAATGGGGTCATCCCCTATGATGCCTGCTCCTAATCCTATGAGTAACATTGACATATTCAATCAACCACCTTCTATGGGTATGATGGGTATGAATCAGCCACAAATGAATCCGATGATGCAACCACCTATGCAGCCACCTACGATGGGTGGTGTTATGGGAACACCTGTTCAGAATTTCTTTTTTGGTGGTGAGGCTATGGATTTTGAAGGATTTAGCGATTCATCCGATCCTTTTGGTGGTGGTTTTTCAGATGACGCTCAAGCCACAGATCCTGGTGGCAGTGACAATAATTTTGATGACGGCTTTACTGAAGAAGAAGATGAAAGCAGAGCTGGTGATTATCAAACTGATGATAGTGGTGTATTTACTGGTTATGGTGATGACGATAGCTCTCCAGAAGTTGTTGACACACGACCCGTAACAAATATTGTAAATGTAGGAGCTGGGTCTAATTTAAGATATGATCCACAATTTACTGCTAATCAGTTACAATCAAGAGGTCTTGATCCACGAGGATTTATGTCGGATGAAAATTTTGCACAAACGACTCAGGGTGTTCAAGCTCAAGCTCAAGCTCAAAGAGATGCGGAGTTAGCAGAAGCAAACAGGCTATCAGGTCGATCTTTACCTGTTATGGGTGATTTAGGTGCGTCTCGGAATGTTGCAGGAGCTATAGCACCTGCTCAAATTGCCTCTAGAGATGTAACTGGAGTAAAGCCTACACAACTAGACTTTGGTCTTGGTTTAGAATTAGATGATCCTTTGGGTCTTGGGGTAAGAACAGGTTTTGGACCTGTAGCTGATGCTGCAAGAAGAAGGGAAGCATTGACAGGTGCATTTGGATC